TTTTGCACAGTAAGCTGATTGCCGAGAGGTACTGAAGGCTAGGTCGCCTGTGCGACGGACTTGCCGGAGGTTCCAGGTGTTTCTCCATTTGATGTCCTAAGTCTGCCTACAGCCTCTCGGCAACCATCCAGGGATTTGTACTGCCGGACTAGTTGGGCGTTTAACTAGTTACCAGCTTCCTCCCCTGAATTCACTTCCGCCTCTGTCTCTGAGGTGACTACATCCAATATACGGTCGAACGAGTCATCGAATATCCATACGAGGATGCCTATACCGATAATCACGCCTACGATAAAAGGGGCTGTGATCTTGAGGACTCTAAGCATTAGATTCCCTTCCTTTCGGTATGTCTGCGAAACGCTCGCCCGTAACATCAAAGCGTTCGCGCAGAGCTGACGCAGGAATTTCACTGAGCCTCTTCCGTAAATCGTGAGCCATTCCATAAAGGTGTTTGCGCTCACGATTAGTCAAGCGCTGGATAATCCTCTGCGCTTCACTAAACCGCTTCTTAGATTTGAATCCTGTAGAGGCAACCCTGCCTTCTATACGCCCCCAACCCCTCCGGTTATTCCGCTTGCCGAACACGTTGAACTTACACCGAATTGTACGGCTGCGCTTAGTAGGATGCTGCACGATCCCGGTTGAGAGGATAGCCAGTTTCCGAAGAGGCGTTAGTCCAAGAGCGTCTTGAGCTCTTAGCTTGCGAATAGTCTTAGCCCGAGGAGGAGTTCCTCTTGACTTATACTGGGCGAAGTAGCGCGTGTGGGTAATCAATGAGCTGGGCATTTTAGGCTGCCTCAATCTCTCGATAGATGGTCGGATCGGTTACACCAGCGATCTGGAACGCTTGATTCCTGGAGCGACACGTAGGGCATGTACCGCAGTGTACCTCTTCGCCTTTGTAACAAGACCATGTCATAGCGAAGGGTACACCTATATCTTCTCCTAGCAGTACGATCTCGGCTTTATTCAGCCACTGCAAAGGGGTGATCAGTCGAACTTTATGGTAAGTGCCAATGTAAATGGCATTAGCCATAGCTCCGATGAATTCAGGAGTGCAATCTGGGTACGCCCAATTGGCCGCATCTTCCGAATGAGCTCCGAAATAGATCGCATCAAAGCCTCCTGCCTGCGCGTAGCTAGCCATCGTTGCGAGCATTAGTCCGTTCCTAAATGGAACGTACGTAGGAGATATACCCTCGATCTCCTCATAGCTGATATCAGGAACTGCGATGCTCGGATCAGTTAACATAGAGGAAGGGATTGTCAAGTGGACAACAGAATGCTTGACTTTGAGCTGATCACAAATTGCCTTTGCTGCCTCAATCTCCCTGCCATGCCTCTGTCCATAGTTAACTGACATAGCCTCAACGTTCTTAAAGTCCGATTTAGCGAGGTAGAGGCACGTTGTAGAATCTAGTCCCCCACTATGCAGTACTAGAGCCGAACCGTCGTTCATGTATATCTCCTATTCCGAGGTAGTTGAAGTAGTCTGAGGAATATGCTTTAAGAAATTAGGCTTTCGATGCCTTCTAAGCCTGTAAGGCGCTCGAGGCTGAGAGCTCCCTGTACTTTCGACTATCCGATTGCCTTCGCGACGATACCTCTCCACCTCTTCACGATAGACTCTCCTAACACCTCCTACAGGCAGAGTAAGAACTTGTTTCCTATCTGCCATTGCACGAACTGTTGGATAGGCTACGTCAATGAGATGGGAGAACTGCCGTAGAGACACCCAACCATAAGTAGTCAGGTGTTCTATAGCCTTCTTCGCAAGTGCAATACGGTTAGACCGCATAGTGTCAGGTACTCCCAGCCTCGAGTTAGTCAAGGTGCTTGCAGCTTAGCTGCCCAGGAAGCCGGACTCACCAGCCTGAGGAACGAAGACGCCCTTCACGTTGTTACGCATCTGGCCTTCGTACTTCCTGGTGTCCACACGGGCAGTGAAGCGCCCTCCGAGCAGACGGCCTTCGTCAGCCACCTTCTCCGGATCGAACGCGCTGTTAGCCAGCTCCTTCGCGTAATCAGAACCGTCCTCCAGCTGGATGCGCATCAGCGCCTGCTTCACACGAGTCAGTCCATTCTCGGCGAAGACCGTGTGGTAGAACAGCTTCCGTCCGGTGTATTCGCCCTCGCACACCTCGAGCGTCCAAGTCCACATGGGATTCCCAGAGCGCTGACTGATGTCGTACGAGAGATTGTCGACGGTAACCTGGTAAGTTCCCCGCGGAATAGCGGAGAAAGTACCTTCCTCAGAGACGCCAGAAAGGTCAACGACCTTCCCCTCGCCCTGCCCGTCGCCGAATCCGACGCCTTCAGAATTATCCTCAGCGTCGTTCTCGAATTCCGGTTCGGAAGCTGCGTTCTTCTTAGCCATGGTATTCCTCACTGGGTTGAAAGTGCGTTGTCATCGTCATAGTCATCGTCGTCGTCGTTACAGGCAGTAGTCATCACACCCAGCGCTATGCGCACATCACGCCTCCTGCGTGTAGGGTAGCCGGCTTATTTACATGAGCTGGCTACGAGGCTTACTTAGCCTCATTCAACAGTCCGACCTGAGACAGGATTGACTTCATAGTCGGATTGTCGAAATAGGGTTTCTTGTACCGTGAGAAACGGCACTTAGCCGAAAACCGTCCGGTAGGCTGAACGTGCAGCCTCCTTGCAAACGTTCCGTCAGCCTCATTGATCTGGCCGATAACATAGTATCCAACCAGATCCATAAAGCCCTGTACCTGATTAGAAAGCTTACCGGTCATCTGAGGCGAATAGACCATTCGCTTTGATTCATCCTGGACATAAGAACGAGCGCACGTCATCAAGATGTTCATTGGCAGATCGCGGAAGTTTCGGATCAACCGTTGAACCATAGAGTGCTGCCTCTTATATTCAGCCCATTCGGCTGTAGCAGTCTCTTCGTCCAGTTTAGTAGCGTCAGTAATGCCGAGAAGTTGGTACATGCAGTACTGCTCAATCTCGGTCAGCGAATCCAGGATGACCGTCTGATACCTCCGAGGCTCTTTAATCGAAGCCTCAGGTACGTCCTTCAGCATGGCTTCAAGCTCAATCAGCCTATTAACGGCTGCTTCATCATCCCGCTCGCGCAAGGAGCAGTGCAGCTTAAGATATTCGTGTACCTTACCCAGCATCTTGTAATCTCGGACACGAATAGTGTCGATGCTGCCGAAGTTGTGCTCGTCAATGTCGAAGGTAAGATCGCCTGCTTCAGCGTTAATGAACAATACATCCCTCATTTGAGGAACGTCAGCAGCAGTTCCCAAAAGGAACGTCTTGCCTACACCGTAATCACCATACACCAGAAACTTCAGATGCCTCTGCCTTGACTGGACAGATTCAATCTTGAAGGGAGGTGTAACAGGCTTGCCTGCGGTTGACGATGCTGCTGGTGGCTTAGCCGCTTGAGCTCCTGCAGGAGCAGCAGTCGCAGTAGGCTTTACGGGAGATGCTGTCGCCATGAATCGTCTTCCTCTTTTCTGGGCTTAGTAAGCCCGTTCAGTTCGAACTCCCAGTCCGAACCATCATCTAGCGATACACATACACTAAGTAATTGACAATCCCAGCTACAATCCCTAGTAGGGTTAGGATACAGGGGAAGATTTGGATTAAGCATGTCCTCCAGCTCAAGTAGTATTTTTGTTCCTTCTGCTTGTAGGGAGTGTTCATTGCGCTCAACCCAATCACGTCTAATGAATGCGTCATAGTCAGTAGATTCCTGAGACGACAGGTAATTCAGATATTCCACGTTAGGAGCTGGAGCTCTATTTACGTCTCCATACAACTGCTTTAATGCCTTATAGTAAACGGCATAAGATGTGATCTGCTGCTTGTTCGTACTGAGTCTGCCAGTAGAGAGCAGCTTAGGCTCATCAGGAATAGTCTTACGATGCTGTTGGTATATGAATCCGGCAATCTCATATCCTGGATAAATCGTGCTGGCTGCCCAGCAATAACTGGTGATTTGCTGGTCTGTCATGAAATGTGCAGTAGCAAAAGTTTTTGCGGTTTTGTAGTCTAAAATCCAAAGCCGTCCATCGCCATCGATAACGACGCGATCGAGTGTGCCTCGGTATATAACTTTATCGTAATTGCTTGCCTCGAGCACTTCGGGAGATACAAAAGGAGTGAGGTCAATCTCGAACCTCACCTCTACTTGAGGTTCTCCATTAACCCAGAATGTCTTAAGGAGAGGTCTGCCGACTTGCCATACATCCGTATAATAGTTCAGCATGGCAGTAAGAAGCTCTACTTCATCTTCCCAGCCATCAGGAAGTTTGACACGTGGAGCTCTTTTGTGTGCTTCGACGTATGCTTTAATAGCTTCCGAAGGATGTCCATAACGGTTAAGCCCATGATAATCCTCAAGGGCGAAATGGAATCCTTTACCTGTCCAGAAGTAGATGGGGGACTCGGAGACCTCTAGGTTATTCCGCATAAACCCAGTCCAAGCCCACCGACGTCGACAGCGCTTAAACGCTATTCGATCGCTGGTCCTAATGACCGCAATGCGCTTGGTGCCTTTAGAGGCTAAGTCTGGAGAGTCCCCCACTTCGACGCCCCCTCTTCAGCTAAGCTAGTCGGCTAGTCGGCTATTCCGTTACTGTCCCGAACCGAGCTAGCCCAGCACAACGTGTTCAATTGATCGTAACAAACATTATAAAAGATGTGACTTCGGACACTCAAGAGGAATCTTAAGGTACGACCAAAAGATTCCTCTGAGCTCCCTCCCCCTGCTGTAGGTTAGTCAACTAGCCGACCTGCAGCTCGCCACGCAAGAGAGCAATAGCATCCTGCTTAGTTCGGATGAACTTGCTGACATTAGTCTGCTTAATATCGAGTACCTGCAGAATTCTATCGTCAACCGTCCCCTTATAGTTTAGGTAGTTCAACTGCACAATCTTAGGCGATCTCATCCGATGCAGTCGATCTTCAGCCTGGTAATTCTCCGTAGGATCCCATTCATAACCAAGGAAGAATCCTGTCGAAGCAGTATCTAGGTCGAAAGACTGCGCAAACTTAATCGTGCAGAGAGCTATACCCTTATACTGCTCGAAAGTCGATAGGGATTCTTTCAGCCAGAGAGGATTGCGTTTCTGTTGACCCCCTCTAAGCTCAATTATTGGCCCAAAACCTTCACTTTCCAAGCGCTCCTTGATAAAGGGTAGAGCTTTAGCAAAAGGCGTGAAAATTACTGAATGCTGATCCTCTCGGGGGTAGTCCTTG